GGTTACGCGCGACCCCGATTGATTTCTAGCGACAGATGTGGGATCCTTGCTTTAATTTAATCAGGGCGGCACCCAATGAAGCATCAGATAGAATATCTTGAGGTTAAAAGCTTAATACCTTACGCACGAAATTCGCGCACCCACAGCGATGAACAGGTGGCGCAAGTCGCAGCGTCAATTAAGGAATTTGGGTTTACTAATCCTGTCTTGGTCGATCAGGATGGAATGATAATCGCGGGGCATGGCAGAACGCTCGCCGCCCAGCGGTTGCAAATGAAAGAGGTTCCTTGCCTCAGATTGAGTCATTTATCGGAGGCTCAGAAGCGCGCTTACGTTATTGCTGACAATAAACTTGCACTGAACGCCGGGTGGGATGACGAGCTTTTGGCGGTGGAATTACGCGATCTAAAGGACAGCGATTTCAATCTTTCGCTGACGGGTTTTGGCGATGACGAACTTGATATATATTTATCGGGCGTTGACTTTGAACCCGGTACAGAAGCAGAGCAAGGGCGCTTAGATCAACTTGAGCCGAAATTCGTAACATGCCCTTATTGCAAAAATAAGTTTGATTTGAGGGAACATGAGTAAAATCGATTTGCGCATAAATTGGGCCAATCATGCAGCGGCTAAGTATGCTTGCGAGAATTGGCATTATAGCGGGTGTTTGCCAGCGGGTAAGCTGGTTAAAGTCGGCGCATGGGAACGAGGCAAGTTTATAGGTGTCGTTTTGTTCGGGAGAGGGGCAAGTCCAACCCTCGGAAAGAAATTTGGTTTGGGCCAAGATCAATGCGTTGAGTTGGTACGCATAGCGTTGACAAAGCATAAAGTTGCAGTCTCAAGAATTTTAAAAATGGCGATGAATTGGCTATACAAATCAAACCCAAAGCTGCGACTTGTCGTATCGTTTGCGGATCCTGACAAGGGGCATCATGGCGGGATATATCAAGCTGGAAACTGGATATATTGCGGTGACAGCCCGGCGACAGTTGAGCTTTTCGTCAAAAAAAGGTGGGTTCATTGGAGAGGTGGTTTTTACGAAAAAAACAAAGATACGCCGCGCAGAAAAATGCCGGGAAAGCACAGATACCTAATGCCACTTGACGCAGAAATGCAAAAACGTATTGCCCCATTATCTAGACCTTATCCAAAGCGTGCGAAGCAGGCGATGACCGGCGACCAGTCGGCACAGCGGCAGGGCAGCACTGACCCGCACGCTCCATTGGTTCAATAGATGGCAGACCCTCAAACCTTTCCGCTTGATACTATTAGCAAGCTTCTAGACCTTACGCCCCAGCGGGTGACGCAGCTTGTAAACGAGGGAATAATTCCACGCGAGTCGCGTGGGCGTTATGCCTTGGTTCCTGTTGTTAGGGCTTATATTCAATATCTACGCCAACGGGCGATCAGATCCGATTTGCCAACCGGCGATGATTACGCGACCCACCGGGCGCGGCTAACTAAAGCCAAGGCTGACATGGCTGAGATGGAACGGGAGCAGATGGCAAATAGGCTTATCCCGGCTGACGATGTGGAAAAGGCTTGGTCTGATGTTATCTCAAATATGAGGCTGAAGGTTTTAGCCATTCCAACTAATGCGGCGGCAGATACGCAAGCCGCGACTAACTTGGCAGAAGCCAAGCAAATTTTGAAAGATAAGGTTAATGACGCACTTGCAGAACTTGCAGAAATGCGGATCGAAGTCGTTAATCCTGTCAGGGCATCCGACACTGGCGACAGTGATGAAGAAGGCTCTGAGGGTAGCGACACCGCCGCCTGATTTAACAGTTTCAGAATGGGCTGATGAATTTAGGCGATTATCCCCGGAAGCATCAGCGGAGCCGGGGAAATGGTCAACGGCTCGCGCTGAATATCAGCGGGGCATGATGGATGCTGTTAGCGATCCGCGAGCAGAAACCGTTGTTTTTATGACTTCCTCGCAAATTGGTAAAACGGAAATTGTAAATAATATTTGTGCTTATCACATTAGCCAAGACGCCGCGCCTGTTTTGGTGGTTCAGCCTACGCTGGAAATGGCTAAATCCTGGTCCCAAGAGCGCCTTGCGCCAATGATCCGCGACACGGATTCTTTATCTGGCCTGATTGCAGACAGTAGAACCCGCGACAGTGGAAACACCATGCTTCATAAGGTTTTTCCGAATGGGCATCTTTCTATAGTTGGCGCGAACTCTGCCGCTGGTTTAGCCAGCCGCCCGATTAGAATTGTTCTGATGGACGAAGTTGATCGCTATCCTTTATCGGCTGGCGCGGAAGGTGATCCCGTCCAGCTTGCCACCCGGCGTAGCGCGACCTTCTGGAACCGAAAAATAATCATGGTTTCCACCCCGACAAACAAAGATGAAAGCCGAATCGAGCAAGCATTTCTGGAAAGCGACCAGCGAAAATACCACGTTCCCTGCCGAGATTGCGGGGAATATCAGGTTTTAGACTGGAAAAACGTCCAATGGCAAAAGGATCAGCCCGAAACGGCTGGCTATGTTTGCGAGCATTGCGGGTCTTTTTGGGATGATGCGGCGCGATATAACGCGGTTAAACGGGGAAAATGGAAGGCTTCTGCTCCATTTACCGGCACGATTGGCTTTCATTTAAGCGGTCTTTACTCGCCGTGGACGCCTTTAGCACAGGCGGCGCAAGAATTTCTGCAATCAAAAGCCGACCCTATGCGCCTTAAAACGTGGATCAATACCTATCTAGGGCAAAGCTGGGAAGAAGATGGCGAGGGGGTTACAGAAGAAACCATCCACGGGCGCGAAAGCTTTGATCCAAACTTGCTCCCGGAAGAAGTGGTTTTAATAACCGCTGGCGTGGATGTTCAAGATGATCGGCTTGAAGTTGAATATCTGGGACATGGCCGGGATGGTGAAACTTATAGCTTAGATTATAAAATCCTTTACGGTGATCCTTCATCGCCGCAAGTCTGGGGATTGCTTGACACGGCGCTGCGCGAAACGTGGGATCATCCGCGAGGCGTTGAGCTTCCAGTAAGATGCGCTTGTATTGACTCCGGGGGCCATCACACCAACGCGACTTATACTTTTGTGAAGCCGCGTGAGGGCCAGCGGATCTTTGCAATTAAGGGTGTGGGCGGCGAAGGGCGACCGCATGTAGGAAAACCGTCGAAAAATAACCGGCAATCTGTTAGACTGTTCCCAGTGGGTGTAGATGGAATTAAAGATTTAGTGTATTCTAGGTTGAGAATTACGGAGCCGGGGCCGGGTTATTGCCATTTTCCGATAGGAAGATCGGACGAATATTTCGCTCAGCTAACGGCTGAAAAGTTGGTGACTAGATATAGGAAGGGTTACAAGCGGAAAGAATGGGTGCAAACCCGACCCCGGAACGAGGCTCTTGATTGCAGGGTGTACGCTATCGCCGCTCTTGCTATTTTGAACCTAAATGTTAATAGTCTAGCGAATAGGTTTGCTCAAAAGGCGGCAGAAGAACAAACCAAGGAGCCTGACGTAAAAGAGGAAAAACCGCAATTCAAAAGGTCGAGGCAAAGACCGATTAGAAATCAGGGCGGTTTTGCGAACTCTTGGAGATAATAAATGGCAAACTTGTTTGATGCCGCAAACGCACCAGAAACGGAACCCGATGAGTTTGTCATTGGCGATTTTGTGCAGTGGAAGCGGAGCGACCTTCATTCCGATTATCCTAATGACACCTACACCGCGACTTATATAAGCCGAATGGCGGAGGGCGGCGGGAACCATGAGTTTCAAGTTGTGGGAACCGCAAGCGGGACAGACTTTCTTTTTACAATAGCAAGCGCAACATCAGCGTCTTTTGACGCGGGTCATCATCATTGGCATTTGGAGATTGTGCGCGATAGCGATAGCTCGCGGATTGTAATCGATCAGGGGCATTGGGACGTTGGAACTGATATTGATGCAAGCGGTGTTGATCCGCGAAGCCATGCGGAAATCATGGTTGATAAGATCCAGAGCCTATTAGAAAACCGGGCTGACAATGATGTTTCAAATTATTCTATTCAAGGTCGCTCGCTTGTTAAGCTAACTATCGATGATCTTTTGCGCTGGCGCGATTATTACGCTTCCGAAGTCGCAAGAGAAAAACGTAAAGAGCGCCGCAAGCGTGGCAAGCCGACAGGCGCGACAATAGTGGCGAGGTTTTAAAGATGGGCGTTTTCGATTTCTTCAAAAGAGATAAAAAGGTCAAATCAAGACGCTCTTATAAAGCCGCCCAAACGGGTCGGCTTTTCGCAGATTTTACGGCTTCAAGCAGATCGCCAGATGCTGAAATAAAACAAGCGTTGCAATCTATCCGTTATCGCTGCCGGGATCTTGCGCGGAACGATGAATATGCGCGGCGCTTTTTAACGCTGATGAAGGTGAACGTTATTGGAGAGCAGGGCATCCGCGTTCAAGTAAAGGCAAAGAACAGCGACAACAGCTTTGACGCGCCGGGTAACACTATTATTGAAAACGCCTTCAAGGTTTGGGGGCGCAAAGGTAATTGCACGGTTGATGGGCGCTATTCGTGGGTCGATGCCCAGCGGTTTGCAATCGAAAATCTAGCGCGTGATGGCGAAGTTTTGGTGCGGCTGGTAAATTATCGCAACAACCAAGAACGCTTTGCGATAGAGTTTCTTGAACCTGATTTGCTGGACGAATTGCACAATGAAGATTTGCAAAACGGAAATCAGATCCGCATGGGCGTTGAGATGGATCAATATCATCGCCCGGTTGCTTATCATTTGCTTTCAGCCCATCCCGGCGATCAGGAATATTCCACGCACAGAACCACACGCAGAACCCGCGTCCCGGCAGACAAAATCCTTCACATATATCTGCCAGATCGGGCAAGGCAGTCTCGCGGCGTCCCTTGGATGGCAGCGGCAGTTTCTCCATTAAAGCAGCTTAATGGGATGCGCGAGGCTGTCTTAGTTAATGAACGCGTAAGCGCGTCAAAGATGGGTTTCTTTATATCGCCAAATGGGGATGAATTTGTTGGCGATGAATTAGAAGATAATTACACGCCAGTTATGTCGGCAGAGCCGGGAACGTTCCACCAGCTTGGCCCCGGCATGGATTTTAAGGCATTTGATCCATCATCAAACGCTAATACCTTCGCAGACTTTGAAAAGGCTATTTTGCGCGGCATCGCGTCATCGCTTGGCGTTTCTTATGCTTCGCTTTCTAACGATCTGACGCAAACGTCTTATTCTTCGATTAGGCAGGGCGCTCTAGAGGATCGGGATTTTTATAAGGTGCTTCAGAACTTTATGATTTCTCATTTCGCGGAACCTATTTTCCGCGCTTGGTTATCATCGGCAATGGATACAAACACCATCCCGATTCCTCTGGCTCGCTTTGATAAGTTTTCTGACAATCTAGAGTTCCGGGCGCGTGGCTTTGCGTGGGTTGACCCAGCAAGGGAAATGTCAGCCGCGATTATGGGCATTTCTAACGGCATCTTATCTATGCAAGACGTTTCCAATCAATATGGCAGGGACGTTACCGAAACGCTTGACCAGATACAGCTTGAAAAGCAAATGGCTGAAGAAAGAGGCATTAATATCGCGTTTGAACCATTCGGCGGCGGTCAGTCAGCTTATGGCCCGATCAAGATTAGCCCGGAGGATTTGGTTGATGGCGACTGATTTCCCCAAAAAAGGCGAAGATAAAAAGATTTCTTTGCGGAACTCTAATTATCCGCAGTTTGATCGCGGGTTTGCTGAAAACATCAAAGAGTTTAACGCTGACGTTTGGGGCGCTGGGGGCAATATTCGCGGAAACGAGGCTTTTATGCTTTGGGGCCGGGCGCGGGATGGCTCTGAAACTGAGGGCGTTTTAAACTGGATCAAAGAGCGCGAGGCATGGGCGGCGCGGCACTTTGGCGATGGCGAGCAGTTTAGCGGGGGCGATCTTCAGCCAAACCTGTCAAACGTGGCCGGGGTGGTCGCTCAGATGAAATGGGGCGTGATTGGCAATCTTGGCGAACAAGGAATGAAGGACGTTATCCTTGAGCTTGTCAAAAAGTTGGAAGGCAAAAAAGAACGCGCCATCGATGACTTGAGCGACACGGTTAGAACCGCTTTAGAAAAAAAGGTTTCGGAACATAACGAAGAATATGGCGATGATCCAACCAAACGCGCCACGCTTGGAATGCTTGCGGAATGCTTTGAGCGCGGCGTTGGCGCTTATAAGGCAAACCCCGGCGGGGTTCGCCCCGGCGTTGGCTCGCCAGAGCAATGGGCTTTTGCGCGTTGCAATAGTTTTTTATTCTGCCTCAGAAACGGGCGCTTCCAAGGGGGCAAGCACGACACTGACTTGCTGCCAGAAGGCCACCCGGAATCAACCAAAGGCGAGCGGTCTATTGATGTAGAATTGCGCGAAGCGGCAAAATGTGAGACATTAGAAAAAGCAAATCAAGAAAGGTCTGAGCAAATGAGCGAGGAACTAGAAGAACGCCACATTAAGAACGTTACTGAAACCGATGATTCTATCATTGTAGAATTTGGCAAATCCGAAGCGCCCGAAATGGTCGAAGAAACTTCTGGCTATGGCGGCAAGGATGAAGAAGAACGTCTTGAAATGGATGAAGCAGAACGCAAAGCCACGGTGGAAACGTTCCACCGGGCGATGGATATGGACGGGGAAGTTGAAGCCGAAGACCAGCGTCGCGTAACCATGTCCATTTCTTCTGAAACACCCGTTGAGCGGTCATTTGGCATGGAAATTCTAGACCATACCGAAAGAGCCGTTGATCTCAAATTCTTAAACAGTGGTCGGGCACCCTTGCTTCTTGACCACGACCCAGAGCGTCAAATAGGCGTGATCGAATCTGTAAACCTTGACACCTCGGCGCGGCGTCTCCGTGCGACTGTTCGCTTTAGTAAGGGCGAGCTTGGTTCCACTGTTTACGATGATGTCCGGGATAAAATCCGGCAAAACGTTTCTATTGGCTATCGCGTCAATAGAATGACACGCGATGAAAGCGCAAGTGATGGGAACATCTATCGCGTTGATTCGTGGCTTCCTATGGAGGCGAGCATTGTTTCTATCCCGGCTGATGACTCGGTGGGTGTAGGGCGCAAGGCTGAACCGCTTAAACCAGCAATTCCAAAAAAAGAGGATGTTCAAATGACTGAACAAAATAACGAGGCTCTTGCGGAACGCGCTCGCGCAGATTTCCAAAAGAACGCATCATCCATTTTGGCTTTAGGAGCCAAGCATAACAAACGTGATCTAGCTGAAAAAGCTATTGGTGATGGTCTATCAATCGAGCAATTCCGGGGCGTTGTCTTAGACGCTATCGCGGATGCGCCGCTTGAAATGCCGACCGATCTGGGCATGACGAAAAAAGAGCGTAACGAAGATTATTCTTTGCTACGCGCTATTCGTGGTGCAATGAGCGGTGGCGTGTCTGGCTACGAATTGGAAGTTTCTAACGAAATCGCCAAGCGCACAGGCAAAGACCCTCGCGGCTTTTATGTTCCAACCGATATTTTCAAACGTGATTTGACAGTCGGAACAGACTCAGCCGGTGGCTTCTTGAAGCCAACCGATCACCTTGGCAACGAGTACGTTGACGCGCTCCGCGCAAATCTGGTTATTTCTGGGCTTGGCGCTCGCATGATGACCGGGATGCAGGGCGATGTTGCCATCCCAGCGTTGAACGCAAAAACAGCCGTTGGCTTTGTTGCTGAAAACGCGGCACCCGGCTCTGAAGGCGCTCCTACTTTCCGTCAGATCACCATGTCGCCAAAGACTTTGGCGCAGCATGTTGACCTGTCACGTAAGTTGGTAATGCAGTCAGATCCAAGCGCGGAGCAAATCATCCGTGATGATATGACCCGTCAGTTTGCGGCGAAGATCGATGATGTAGCGATTGAGGGCGGCGGTTCTAACGAGCCAACCGGCATCACCGGCACAAGCGGTATCGGTTCAGTTGCAATGGGAACCAACGGTGGAGCGGTTACTTTCGCAAAGCTGGTTGATCTGGAAAAAGAAGTCGCCATTGATAACGCTTTGGCTGGTAACTTGTCATTCCTGACCAACCCGAAAGTGGTTTCAGCAATGCGCCAAACACCGCGTCAAGCGTCTGGTGTAGAAGGTAACTTTATCTTGAACGACTCGAACACCCTTCTGGGTTACGGTGTCGCATCAACGACTTTGGTTCCTTCTGATCTGACAAAAGGCTCATCGTCAGGTGTATGTTCTGCCGTCATCTTCGGAAACTTTAGCGAATTGATGATTGCGATGTTTGGTGGGTTGGATGTAACGGTTGATCCTTACAGCCTGTCAACGCAAGGCGCTACACGCATCGCGATGTTCCAAGACATCGATGTTGCAGTTCGTCATGCGGAGTCATTCGCTGCGATTCTTGACGTTACCACATAAGACTAAATTAAGGCGCGGGGAAACTCGCGCCTTTTCCTAAAGGGGAAATTGGAATGAAGATTTCATTACTACGCGGAACAGTTATTAACGGCGAAGCCAAAAGCGCCGGGGATATTGTAGAGGCAGACGATGTTCTAGCTTCTTTCCTTATGTCTACGGGAAAAGGCGTCCCGGCAGATGAAGCGAAAAAATCTGATCGCTCTGTCGGTCTAAAAACGTCCACGGCCACTAAGGTCAAAAAGGGCAGTAAATAGGTTTATCGATGGCGGTTGAAACAGCGGCAGACAGAGCGGTTTTTGTTGATGCGGATGACTTCGGCGTTGCAGCGACTTACACCCCGCAGGGCGGCAGCGCAGCGACCGTGAACGGCATCTTTGACAACGACATAGTTGAAGTTGACGCCGGGGGCGGCGTTCCGATGGCTGTTAGACAGCCTCGCTTTAATTGTAGAACCGCTGACGTTTCTGGCGCTGTTGATGGCGATGCGCTGACGGTTAATTCAACGGCTTACACTATTCGGGTCGTGGATCATGATGGAACTGGTATGACCATTCTAGCTTTGGAGAAAATCTAGATGGCGCATGTTAGAAAGCAGATCCGCGATAATATCCAAACCACGTTGACCGGGCTGACAACCACCGGGACAAATGTTTTTACATCGCGGGTTTATCCTATACAGAGCGCGGCTATGCCGGGACTTTGTATCTACACCTCAAGCGAAACGGTTGAGGCCCAAACGATTAAGCCGCCGCGTGGTCTTATCCGCTCGCTTGAGGTGTCAGTTGAAGCGTATGTTGAAAATACAAACGCGGATGATGTTTTGGATACTATATCGGCGCAAATAGAAGCGGCGATGACTACTGATTTGACCAGGGGCGGCTTGGCAAAGGACACCCGGCTGATTGGCTTTGAAGCTGACTTTGCTGGTGAAGGCGAGCGTCCGTTATTCGTGGGTCGCTTTTCTTATGAAATTCTGTATTCTACCACGGAAACAGATGCGGAAACGGTCTATTAGAAAGGGCGTGAAAATGGCGAAAAGAATGCAAGTTTATCCACCAAGCGGCGGGGAGCCGATTGAGATAAGCGCAGAAGATTTAGCTTCATTTGAGGCTAAAGGATGGACGGCTTCACCCCGATCATCCAAACCGAAAGCGGCGAAAGCCGTTAAATCAACCCCCAAAAGTGAGGATTAAAAATGGCTACATTTAGCGGAAGCGATGGGGTGATCTTGGTTGGAACCGACCAAGTTGCCGAAGTTCGTTCATATTCTATCGATGAAACGATGGACACCCTAGAAGACACCAGCATGGGCGATAGCGCCAGAACCTATAAAACGAGTTTAAAATCGTTCAGCGGTTCAGCGGATGTTTTCTTTGATGATACTGATACATCTGGTCAAGGCGGTTTAACCGTTGGCACAAGCGCAACCTTGAATATCCAGATGGAAGGTAACACCACTGGCGACCACAAACTAAGCGGAACGGTCTTGGTTACTGGCCGAACAATCACCGGATCTTTTGATGGCTTAGTAGAAGCCAGCATTACGTTCCAAGGAACTGGTGCCTTGACTGAAGGCACTGTTGCATAACTAGGAGAAAATGAATTATGGCGGCTAATTCTAAATCTAAAGGCATGGGCGTTATAGAACGCGCAAAGGCCCATTATCAAAATCAGCCCATTAAGGAAATCGTTGTTCCTGAGTGGGCTGATGATGATGGTCAACCTTTCACGTTCTATTGCCGACCATTTACTTTGCAGGATCAAGGCAAGTTGCAGTTTGCGGTTAAAAACCAATCGGAAGCAGATGCTCTTGCAGAGGTTTTAGTTCTAAAAGCGTTGGATAATGATGGAAATAAAATCTTCCAGATTGGCGATAAAGCAGCACTACGGGGTCAAGTTGACGCAAGTGTCTTAGCTCGCATTGCCAATCAGATCATGGGTTCAAACGCTGAGGATCTGGAAAAAAACTAAGGCAGAGCGAGGAACGTCAGTTTTTATTTTTTCTCGCTGAAAAGCTGGGCAAGACGGTCGAACAAATTGAAGCCGAAATGTCTATTGATGAATTTTTGGAATGGTCTGTTTATGTTAGAATACAATCAGACCGACAAAAACAGGCGATGAATAAAAATGGCAGACAAACAGCTTCAGCTAAGACTAGGCGCTAGGGACGAAACTCAGGCGGCGTTTAGAACTTTAAAATCCTCGCTCGCTACAACAAACACAGCCTTTGCAAACCTCACAAAAGTCGCGGCTGGATTAGGTGTCGTTTTCGGCGCTGTATTCATCCGCGACTTACTTGAGGTTAATAAGAAGTTTCAAAACCTTAAATCGTCACTTACGTCATTCACCAATAGCGTTGATGATGCTGACACGGCTTTTAATATTCTAAAGGACTTTGCTAAAACAACGCCATTCGCGCTTTCTGAAGTTGTGGAAGGCTTCAACGTTTTAGTCTCGCGTGGAATTACTCCGACCGTTTCGCAGCTTGGAGTTTTCGCGGATATTTCCGCTGGTACAGCTAAAAGCATAATGCAGTTTGCGGAAGCAGTAGCAGACGCGTCTGTTAGCGAGTTTGAGCGGCTTAAAGAATTTGGCATCAAAGCCGGTAAAGAGGGTGATAAAATCACCTTCAGCATTGGTGACCTGACAAAAACCGTGAATAATGACGCGGATTCAATACTGGCGGCGCTGACTGAAATTGGAGAGATCGCATTCTCTGGGGCGGCAGAGCGTCAGGCGCTTACGCTGGGCGGGGCATTTACCAATTTGCGAGATAATGTTGACGAGTTCCAATTTGCAGTGGGCGAAGCTGGCCTTGGCGCTGCCTTAGTACAAACGATTAGAAAGATCAGCGAATTTATTTCTGGAAATAACGCGCTTGCACAGCAAGTTTCTAATAAGCTGGTTTATGCGTTGTTATTAATGGATGCCACGCTGGTCTTGGTTTTTGATAATCTTAAAATGATTGGCACGGTTCTGGACGTTGTTTTTGGCGTCTTTGTAATTAGAAAAATTCTGGCTGTCGGAAACCAGATAATCAAGTTCACAAGGGCAATCGTCCAATCGCAAATCGTTTTGACAGCGGTCAGAATAGCCACGCAAAATTGGAAGGTAACGCTTGCGGCGGCAGCGGCCGGGATTGCTGTCACGACATTAGCGACAGACAATCTAAAAGAAAAAGCAAAAGAGCAGCTTAAAACTTTCCTTGATAGCATCAAGATAACGAACCTATTTGAAACGGCTATGAACAGCCTTGGCCTTGAGCTTGTTGATATTGAGGCAGCGGCGGCAGAGTTTACAGCCGAATCCGGGAACATGAAAACCGGCGTCACATCCGTTAATAAAACCCTACCAGAACTGGTAAGACTAATAACCGGCGCGACTGGTGAAATAAACACAGGCGCGACTGCAACCGCTGACTATACAGCCGCATTCGATAGACTGCAAAAGAAGTTCGCGCCGGTAACGACTGCCTTGTCTGAGCTTGGCGAAGAAACTGAAATCCTAGAACAGCTTTTTGCATCTGGCAAAATAACATCCGACGAAATGACTGATGCCTTAAACCAAATGGCGCGGGAGTCGCTTGGTCTAGACACCACGATGGAAGACCTAAATGATCGGCAAACGCTGCTAGATCAGGCACTTGCGACAAACATAATTAGCGCCAAAGAATATGAAAACGCGGTTGCGGATGTAACTAGCGCGATGGTTGATTTGAATGCGGAAACAGAAAAAAGCTATGGCGCTGGTGCGATAAAAGGCGTCAAAGATTACTATGAATCCATTTCAGATAACGCCGCGAATATGGCTGATTTCGTCACCGGATCTTTTGACTCCCTTGAAGATACGCTTTCTGACTTCTTCGAAACGGGAAAGCTAGATTTTGGATCGTTCACAAATGCCATCAAGAAGGGCTTGGCTGACCTTGCTGCAAAGGCTGTTATCACGACAGGCTTGAACTTCCTTGGCGATGTCTTCCCAACGCTTGAGTTCGCTGATGGTGGTATGGTTCCCGGCTCCGGGGGGCCAAGAGCGGATGACGTTTTGGCGAGGGTTTCATCTGGCGAATACGTTGTAAACGCTGCCAGCGTTAATAAGTTCGGCACGGGTTTCTTCGATGCAGTAAACGCCGGGAAAATGCCGGGCGGTGGCATGGGCATCAGTAAAGACATAATGGAATCAATCACGCCGGGCTTTTTCCTTGGCGGTCTTATCAAAGACATCACCGGCATCGACATCGATATAATTGGCGGCATTGGTGATATTATTAAGGATATTGCCGACACGATTGGTGATGTGATTGGAGTTGTCACTGAGTCTATTCGTGGGATGGTTGAAGGAATAATGAGCGGTGACCTGACAACCATCGCGGCGCTTGCGCTTCCCTTTGTTTTGCCGGGAATTGGATCGGCTATTTTTGCCAACCTTGGAGCGGGGCAAGGCTTCGCGGCAGCGGTCGGAAATGGAATGTCGAGTTCTTTCGCCTCTGGCATTTTAGGATCTGGTG